GCCATGGCAAGGTATGCACGACCCCATGGGGTTTTGAGATTCTGCAAATTTGCCAAGGTGAGATTTTTCAAAGCCTCTGGAACTACTAGACTATCGCTTGTTCCGCCATCAGACGCGGATTGCACAACACCAGCAGCGAAATTGTTGATTTTTAGACTGGCGCGCAAATCAGCAAAATAAGTACGCCCAGTTTGATCCTGGGCATAGTTTACTAAATTGTCAGCAGCTAGATTATAAGTAGCTTGAACAAATAAGTTAGTCTGGGGAGATGCATTCAAAGACGAACCCACCACCCCCAAATCCGGATTGACAAACATGGTAGCGATAGAAAGAGCCCAATTAATCGTGGGGCTGTTATCCGGCAACACCAAGGGGCTGATCCCCATGACGTTACGAATGAATAACAAAAACCCCGCGACTGTTGGTAGCATTAGGTTTTCCTATTGCGTCCACGCCGGGGGGATGGATCGGCCTTCCCGGTATTGTTTACCGTCACCACTTCGTTGATGCCGGGTTCGTTGGTTTTGTTCTGTTCGACGACTTCCATTTCGAGGGCGTCCAGCCGCGCGGCACCTTCAGTAACCCGACTGATAGCGTCATGAAGCGCCGCCGCCGAAAGCTTGCGGGATTCCTGACTCACCTCGGTCAGAACTCCCGCATTGTGTTCGTCTGCATACATGATTTTTTCGACTTTGATAGGCTTGTCGAAAGAATAACACAGCCCCACGAACGGCTTACGGCGATCGATTTCCGCAACGTCGATCAGCCCATACACTTTGTGCTGATCGACGATATCGTGCAGAATTTCGGGAGTAGCGTTCGGTTGATAGACAGTGATTTGCCCACCGGGCGGGATCTGCTGCCGACGAACCGAAGTTTCCTCCCGAACGCGGTAGATGAAGTCGTGCCGTTGCTTGCTGGCATTGGCGACGTATAGCGTGGTCATTTAACCTCTCCTCGACGTTTGTAGGCTTACTGGTACTGCATGCTCAGAATAGCGATAGCTTCCGGGCGAACGCCCCAACCAGAAGTGATACGCATTTCCGAAAGCACGTCAATCGCGCCACCCGGCAGCGGGGTCGGGATTTCGCGAGGCGCGGCCATGTCGCAGAACTGCATGGTGCAAGCCGCGAGACCCGGCGACAGTTCAGCGAACGCGTTGGTGTTGACGCGGCCACCACGGGGTTTTTCGACTTCCGGCATGACGATCAGGACAGCGTCAGTACCATTGGCACCTTTGCCGATCAAAGTATCGTCGTAGCACCAGAGGATTTCGTCCTCGTTCATCTCGCCAACCGCCTTGACAACGCCGGCAGTGGAGAGAGAGCCGGCACCGACGCGCTGGAACTGGGTAACCTGGACGATATCCTGATACTCCCACGAACCAAGAACACGCTGCGGTCCGAGGATCACAATACGGTGACCCATACCGAGCTGCATGGTGCGGGTCTTCATGGCCGACACCTGCGACAGCAGGAAGAACGCCATTTGGCCGTTGTCGTAAGTGACAACGGTAGTGTTGCCGTTCGAGTCAGCCGGGAGGTTGACCGTGGTAGCGCCAGAAGTGTTCAGCAAGCCTTCGCCGTTCGCGCCGTTCATGCCGTAGAGCAGAGCGGAACGCATCAGCTGGAAATGACCCTGACGCATGCCGAGACGCTGCGCTTCGACGATGCTGACGCCCCACTGCGACATGGCAGCGGTGTCGTGATGGTCGTATTCTGCGCGAACGCGCTGCAAATAAGTCGGGGTCGAAATCTGGCGGGCGGTCACCGTAACGCTGGGAAGCGAGTTGTATTCGCTTTGACCAGACGACATCACCGTGCGGATATCGAACGCGTCGATATACACGTAGAGATCGCCTTCACCCAAGCGAACTTGCGGGTTTGCACCAGCCAGGGCGTCGAATGCACCAGAGGCTTGATTGTATTGCAACAGCTTTTCCGGCACCATGTAGTGCGGAGAAACCATTACGCGGGCGGCGGTAATGTTAGCCATGAGTGCGGCTCCTTAGATCAGGATCAAGGCGGCGGTGCCGCTGTTATTCCAGGTGGCGACGTTGTTCACCGGGTCCCAAACGACAACTTTGCTGTTGCCGTTCTGAACGCGCAGAACCTGCACCGGAAGCGCCGCTTCGCTGTAAACCAGCGTAATGGTGCCGCCCAAGGTGCCCCAGATGGCCGACGTGCCCGGAAGCAGGAAGGTGAAATTCTGGCTGTTGGTGAAGGTGTTGACCTGATGGGTCGTATTGATCGCAGCAACCGAGCCAGTGCCACTGTTAGTAGCGCCTGCCAGGGTGAAGCTGTCCCCAACGCCACCAACCGGAGTAGCACCCGACATCACCACCGCGACTTGACCACCGTTGGTGGACGACCAAGTGAGCGAAGTAACGCTGTAGGAGGCAGATGCCGACGCAACGAGGCACTGAGCGTTGAAATCCCAGTAAACCGCCTGATTGATCGCGCCACCCGAAAGCGAGGCAGCAAGCGACGGATCGCAAGCGACTGCAATGCGGGCGTCAGAGCCGAACAGGTAGAACGGAACAGTCATGCCGCCCGCGCCAGTAGGCACCGGAGACTGGGGCCAAGTATTCCAAGCAGTCGCCTGATTGAACACCGAAAAACCAACCAGCTTTCCGCTCGCATTGGCCGAAATGGTGGTCCCGCGACCAACCACAACGCCCGTAGTAGCGTCAGTGTTGTAAGAAGGAGTGTTGGCATAAATACCAACGCCGCCCCACATCGGCAAGGTTTCGGAAGTCGCCAGGGTACCGCCCATCAGCTGGTAACGAACGGCGGGGTCGTCCATGGCCACGCCTTGAACGAGGCCGTAGGACTGAGTGCTGAAACCACCGTAGTTGTTGGTGGTCAGCATCGGATTGAAGGAGACAGAGTTTGCCATTGTGGATTAGTTCCCGGTGCGAGGACGGAAAAACGGCTTGCTGATCGAACGCGGGGGAGTGCGGAATTCGCCCATCCATGCGTTCGGCTCGCCAACGAATTCGGTGATCATGCGATCAGCGCCGTCGCGACGGCGAATTTCACGCAGCTTGCCGAAAGGAACGTCGGTCGGGTTCTTAGCAGCCGCAGTAGCGTCCGCGTAAATACGCTGTTCAGCGATTTCGAGCACGTTCGCCGGCAAATCACGGAGAGCAACGCCTTTCCAAGACTCAGAGTGCTTTTGCACACCTTTGGCGAGACGAACGCGGTAAGCGCCAAGAGACTCGCCTTGCAGCGGAGCCGGGGCACGTTCACCGAAACCACCATAAACGGCGTCAGCACGGGCTTGATGATCGGCCATCGCGGCATAATCAGCATCCGACATGCTTTTCGGCATGCGAGCGACGGAAGCGGCCAAACGGCGAATTTCCGAGGCGATGTGCTTGCTCACCGAATTCGAGTCCTTGCGGGCATGCCGCATGTCGTCATCGTCGTCTTTGCGGTGCGAACGACGTGCGTCCTTGCGGTGCTTCATGTCGTCATCATCATCGTCATCATCGGCTTTGAGATGAGCGGGCATTTTGTCATCTTCGTCGTCGTCTTTGCGATGCTTCATGTCGTCATCGTCGTCATCGTCGTCATCGTCGTCATCGGCTTTGAGATGAGCGGGCATTTTGTCATCTTCGTCGTCGTCTTTGCGATGCGAACGACGGGCGTCCTTGCGATGTTTCATGTCGTCGTCATCGTCTTTGCGATGCGAACGACGTGCGTCCTTGCGAGGCTTTTTGTCATCGTCGTCATCAGCAGCCAATTCTTTCGGCTCGCCCATGACTTCCTCTTCTTCCGTGTCGTCGTCCTTGCGAGCACGGGAAGTAATGGAATCCATGCGTTTTTCCATGGAATCCAGACGACCACAAAGGGCGTCGATACCCTTCAACAGTTTGTCCAGATTGCCGCCGCCGGTCCCGGAATCATCTCGCTTTTCAGCGCCATGGGCTTCTTTTTCAAAATCAGGCATTTCTGACCCCTCGGAAATTTCAACAGTAGTGGTTGGAAGCTCGACTCCGGTAGGGTCTCTACCTTTGTCCCAAACGCCCTCTTCACAGATGGCAAGATGGTCTAGTAAACTAGGTTTGCCCTCGACCAATAGAGCAGACCCGTTTTCCAACGTCGCCTGCTTGTTTCCATCTGTAGACCGGAACACAACTGCAGGTGATGTAGAAAGTTGCTTTGATTCCATCGCGCGGGCGGCATCGGCATCATAGATTTTTGCGATACCCCACACTTCCTCTCCACGAATATACGGTAGAACAATAGTTCCAACGATTCGATCAGCAAATTCTTCAGTATTTAACTTGCCAGTATCGGGGTGTTCCCAAATCACCGGCAAACCATTACACCGATCCAGAAAATCCTGATTCAAATAAAGGGCAGGGTCCCGATAAACATATTCGTCCAATTTGTGCCGATAAGCCGACCCAGTCCCGGTGATGCGGACAGCGAACAGAGCCACATTTTCATAGTGCTGCGGACTGACCAACTCGCCGTCACGAATGGCCTTGGCCACATCGGTTTCGTCCATGCCCAGTCGTTCGATGGATATACGAACTCCGGGATGGATGGCTCCTAAGTCAAGGACCTCAATACGGGGTTCTTTGCTCATCGAACTATTTCTTTGCCCTTCTCAGGCTCTTGCGAGCCATGAGGGAAAACCTTGGAAACGTGGATCCACGTAAACGCCGTGTGTTCCCCGTTCAATCTAGGGATAAACGGTTGACCGACACGCTGAATGAATGTAGTATAATCTACCTTGTCCCCGATGGGGGGAACAGGATTCACGTTTTCTTCAGGAATGGGTGCCTCGTTGGCTGAAATACGCCTAGTCCACTCCATCCGAGGGCCTTTAGGTAAAAAACCCAGCTCCTCGACGCATTCGCGTTTGGCAGCTTCTTCGATAGTTTCGCCATCTTCCTGTTTTCCACCCGGAAAACACCAAGCCCCCGGCCAGTCCCCGCCCGGTCCACGCTTTAGCAACAGCGTTTCGCCGTCGTCAGTCAAGAACATAATACCGGCGGCTTT